CGGCGAAGATGCAGGTGGTTTACAACACATCCTTCGGGGAACTGTGGGAAGACCGCGGCGACCTGATGGATGAGGATGGGTTCCTCGCCCGGAGGGAAGACTATGGGAGAACTGATTCTGGTGAGCAAGTTGAACTTCCAGACGGTGTACTTGTGCTCACCTGCGGGGTCGATACGCAGGACAACCGCTTTGAATACGAGGTCAAGGGATTCGGTCACTTCGGTGAATCCTGGGGCATACGGCACGGGGTCATCATGGGCCGTCCCGATGACCCGGAAACATGGAAGAAGCTGGACGGCGTAATCGACCACGTTTACAAATTCAAAGACGGACTCGGACTGAAGATCTCGCTGACCTTCATTGACGAAGGTGGGCATTTCACCCAGGAGGTAAGAGAGCAGTGTGCAAACCGCATCGGAAAGCATGTGTTCTGCATCAAGGGCATGCCGGGCGGGGATAAGCCGTACACATCTCCGCCGAAGCAGATGAAGATCATCAAGGATACACCCACGGGGCGGAAGATGGTCGGGAGCTGCTGGCAGTACCAGATCGGCGTCGACGCAGGGAAGCAGATCATCATGGACAACCTGAAGGTCGAATCGCCTGGTATGAAATACTGCCATTTTCCGAGGAACGATGAGTATGGTCCGCAGTATTTCAACGGCCTGCTCTCGGAGCATCTGATCTACGACACGAAGAAGAAGCGTCAGCCTTGGCAGTGGGTGAAGATTCCCGGGCATGAGAGGAATGAGGTGTTGGACATCACGAACTATGCCAATGCCGCCTTCCGGAGCCTGTCGGTGAATCTGGACCAGCTGGACCGTGCGCTGAAGCTGAAGCGCGGGCAGAAGGTCGCAGAGCCTGCGGCGGTGACAACGACTGTGAGGCGGAAGCCGCCGGCACGAAGGCGCCGGAGCATGTTTGATGAGTGGTAAGGAGGGAGTATGGCTGCAAGCAAGACACTGATTGAGAAGCGGATCACCTTTAAGGAGGATGCGCTGGAGAAGCTCTACGACGCTTACCTTGCCCTTGTGAACGGAAAGGTGAAGTCGTATACGATCGATGACCGCCAGCTGACGAGGCTCGACCTGACAGCACTGAGGGACGAGATCAAGCAGATGGAATCTGAACTGGATGAGCTCACCGGCCTTCTTAATGGCACACGGCCCCGGAAGGCATTCGGCATCGTTCCGCGGGATTGGTAACAGAATCTTTGTATCTGGTAACGGTTTTTGCGGAAAAGTAACAAAATACGGGTATTCGCGGTCATTTGGCCGCTTTTACCAGCGGATGGCGGGAAAGTTTGCTCCTTTCGATAACCGCCATCCGCTTAATTTGTGGAACAGGAGAGGCGGCAGATGAATAAACCGAAAGCAAGCGGATACAGCGAAGCCGGGGCGAGTCTGACCAGGCGGTCGCTGAAGGGATTCCGCCCGAACTCGTCCTCACCCGGGGAGGACATCGACCTTAATAACTATACCCTGCGGCAGAGGAGCCGGATGCTCTACATGGCGGCGCCTCTTGCATCGGCAGCCATCAAGACCAACAGAACGAAGGTCGTAGGCTTGGGGCTGACTCTTTCTCCCGTGATCGACTATGAATTTCTCGGGATGAGCCAGGAAGCGGCAACCAAATGGCAGCGGAAGACGCTTAAGGAATTCAGCCTGTGGGCGGGGAAGAAACAGAACTGCGACGCCCTCGGGATGAACAACTTCGCCAGCCTCCAGCAGCTTGCCCTTAAATCCTGGCTGATGAGCGGGGATGTGTTCGCGGTCATCAAGCACCGTGACCCCACACCGCTTAATCCGTACGGTCTCCGGATCCATCTGGTCGAAGCGGACAGGATATGCACGCCTTATGCCTACAGGATGGGCGTGGGAGTTCTGCCGAACGTGGAAGGTATCATCCCGGAAGGCCATCCTGGCGCCGGACATAAGATTCATGACGGCGTGGAGGTCGATGCCGACGGCATGGTGCAGGCCTATCACATCTGCTCCGGATATCCTCAGCAGATGCTCCTCGAAAGCCTGAAGTGGACGAGGGTGACGGCATACGGTGCAAAGACCGGGATGCCGAACATTCTGCACATCATGGAGTCGGAGCGTCCGGAAAGCTACCGCGGCGTCCCGTACCTGGCCAACGTGATCGAGACGCTTCTCCAGCAGAGGCGCTACACAGAGTCCGAGCTGACAGCGGCGCTCGTGCAGAGTTTCTTCACGGCGTGGATCAAGACGATCACGAACCAGTCCGAGATCCCGATGAATGAGGTGGGAGCCGGGGATATCAACGGTGTACCGTCCGAGAATCCTCAGGAGGAGAATTCCTCGTATTCCGAAAACGAATATGAGATGGGACCGGGCACAGTGCTTCACCTCGGAGAGAACGAGGAAGTGCAGTTCGGGAGCCCGAACATCCCGACCGCCGGGTTCGAGGTGTTCATGAAGACCATCGCGAAGCTGATAGGCACCGCCCTGGAGATCCCGTATGACGTGCTGATGAAGGAGTTCAATGCTTCCTACTCAGCGTCGAGGGGCGCTTTGATGGAAGCCTGGGAGGCTTTCCGGATGCGCAGAGGGTGGTTCGTGGATGCGTTCTGCCAGCCGGTCTATGAGATGTGGCTTGCCGAAGCTGTGGCCAGAGGGAGAATCAAGGCGCCCGGCTTTTTCAATGATCCGGCGGTCCGTGCCGCATGGTGCGGAGCCAGATGGATCGGACCCGTACAGGGACAGCTCGACCCGAAGAAGGAAGTCGAGGCCGGCATCCTGATGACTGCCCACGGGTTCAAGACCCATGAGCAGGTGACCAGGGAACTGGGCGGCGGAGACTGGAACGAGAACATGGACCAGGTGCTTATTGAGCGGGAGAAATGTGGAGAGGTAAACACCGAAGACGTGATCCCGTCCGGACAGGAACCAAAGGAGGAAGAATAAATGCCTATACCGAAGCTGTTTCAGAGGAAGACGCCGCAGCCTGTGAACATCCAGAGGGATTTTTACAACATGGCGTCGGATGACATGAATACGGTCGAAATCACCATGTACGGGGACATCGTGCAGGAACAGCCCCGGGACTGGTGGACAGACGAACCAATACCCGGTCAGTGGATCGCACTCGACTCCTTCATGGAAGACCTTGAGCGCATCAGCTCATATAAGAACATCCGGATTCGGATGAACACTTACGGCGGCGATTGCGTTGCCGCTTTTGTTATCCACAACCGTCTCCGGGAACTCGCCAGGGACGGCGCAAACCTGACCTGCATCATCGACGGCGTGTCGATGTCTGCCGGTACGGTCATCATGAGTGCCTGCGACACCGTACGGGTAAATCCGAACAGCCTGATCATGATCCATAAGTGCTGGTCCTATCTCTGGGGCGGATACAACGCCGATGACCTGGAGGAGTTGGCCAGACAGCATGACAAGTATGACCAGGCGATCATCACGACCTACGCCCGCAAGACGGGGCTTTCCGCGACCGTGCTCTCCCACATGATGAGCGACACCACTTACCTGACGGGTAAGGAAGCGGTCGAGAAGGGCTTTGCGGACGAGCTGATCGAGGATGCGGAGCCGCTGGACATTGCGGCATCTGCCGACGGCAGGATACTTTTCTGCAGAGGGAAACAGATGCACCTCGCCCCGGGCATGTTCGCCCCGGACACCGTTCCCACCAGGGAAGAGGCCCAGGAACCGGAAGCCCAGGAAGAAACATCAGTCACTACCGGTTGCACGCAGCCGGAGGACGATACATCAAATACGCCGGGGGAGTCCGGCAGTGAAGAAGGAGGACACAGTATGACTCTCGATGAACTCCGGGCACAGGCCCCGGAACTGGTCGCACAGATTGAAAGCGGTGCGGCCAGCGCAGCAACTGAGGCAGAGCGCACCCGCCTGTCCGAGATCGATGCCATCGCGAACCAGTTTACTGACGAGATGGTGAACGATGCGAAGTACGGTGAGAACAGATGCTCCGCCATGGAGCTTGCTTACCGTGCTGCGCAGCAGGCAGCTGCACAGGGACGCCAGTTCCTTGCAAATGCCGAAGCAGACGCTGGCGAGTCCAATGCCGATGATGTGGAGCCCGCTCCCGCACCTGCAGAGGACATGCCGAAGACCGACGAAGAAAAGCAGGCGGAAGCCGATGATTTCTTCGCAAAGGCAATGGGAAAGAAGGAGGAGAACAATGGCTGATTTTTACAAGAACTATGAAGCAGACATCTATGACGGTCTCATCACCAATGTCGTGCCGCAGGTCGTGACCGGCGCGGCAACCGTCAAGAAGCTTTCTTCTGCCGGCACCCTCAAGAGAGGCACTGTGCTGGCAAAATCCAGCACGGATGGCAAGCTCGTCATCCTTGGCACTTCCGCCGGATCCGGAGAAACC